CAGGAACTCTGTATGCAAGTTCTGTTTTCGGTCGATCCATACCGTCTTGAATTGGCTTGAAGAAAAACGGGTAGTTGACGGAAATGGGTACGATTTTATCGGTAAACATTTTCTTCGCATCAGCCCCTGATTTTGAAAGGACACCGTATCTAGCATCACTAGAGATAGTGGCAAGGTTGACTGTTTCGCCAGATGCCATGAATGAAAAACCAGACCGTCTGTTTTTGAGGTAGCACATTCCGTAGCAGCGTGTATCTGCTTTGCAAGCTTCCCAGAATATAAAGAATAATCTGTTTGCTTCTCGAAAGTCTGCTTGCCCAACATCAATCTTGGACCACTGCAAGTACATGTAATGAGTACCAGTAATATAAGTAGCTTTACCCTTGTTAGTAAACCAATAACCTTCGTGGCGCCTGGCAAATTCTCTATCAATATATGCATACCATTTTTCTTTAAAATCATCCGGATATTGTTTCCAGTCAAATATTGTTTTAATCTTAGCTAATGTTTTTGGGTACTCGTGTGTTTGCCATTTGTCAGCCTCAGTGAAAACTTCGTTTTCTTTTGGTAATGCTATTTTAAGATTTTGTATTTCATACACTTCACCGATCTGACCAGTTTTAGATATAACAACTACATCATGTTCTTTGTTGTAACCATAATCCCACTTCTTAGATTTGTTTAATCTTTTTATAACATGTGGTTTTATGTGATCGATTACTTTGTATAAAGTTTGCTCGTACATTACTTAGATCTTCTTTCTGCAAAACCTCCAAAAGCTTTAGCTTTAACCTCTTCTTTTGGTTTTTCATTTATCATATCCTCTTCTTCTTTAATACGGTTTAGTATTTCAAAAGCATCAAATATAGCTAACTTTTTAGTTGCAGCAGCGTTCTTTAATCTATCAGCAGATATATCGTCATCAGAATCTACAATAGCTTCTTTAGCTACTTTAATTAATTCTTCAACTGCTATGTGCCCAGCGTGGATTATATTCTTCTTCGTTTCCTTGACGTTCATGCTTAATTACAATATCATTTGATTTCATACAATAAAGACGTTTGCCATCAACGACAAAGTCATATTCTCCATTAGGTGTATAACCTACAAGGTCTCCCTCGTTGATTCCTAACACTTCTAACGCACTATTACCGTATTTTAATATACCAATAAGATATTGCTCTTGATCAGACACTGTATTGTCATTACTTTTGATTGGACTTATAAAGCATCTATCATTAATAGTTTGCCATTTATCCTTTCTTTTATATAAATACACTTGATCTAACTGAACAAAATATAAACCATCTTTAAAATAAGACTTACTATTCTTTTCTTCACCTCTTACATTATACCATCTTCTAAAAACATTATGGTGAATCATTATTAAATCACCTTTTTTAATATCAGTTTTAAACGACAAAGGTGTTTCTATAACTTTAGCTATATTATTTACGGATTTAAAAGTTTCTACTTGTGTGTTAATTATAAGGCTTTTGTCACCTACTTTAACATCATTATTATATCGCTGGCCAACTGGCTCAACGATAAAGTCAAATAAACTTTTCACTAATATTCTAAATCATACTCAACTGATATTGCCATGTTAGAATTAAACTTCTTCCACGGCAATACTTCGTCTCGTTTTTTGATGTAGATATTATAGGAATTATCTGTTTTATCAGAAAGTATATGTGATATTGTATGCCCACCATATACTGACTGCCCTAACGAGTAGTGCATAGCATCAGTTTTATAGTCAGAACCAATACTTATCTTTCTAATTACAGATGACATTATTCCTTTTTATCCTCTTCTTTTTCAATTGGAGTATATGTTCCATCTTCTAAATTAATGTTGATAGATCCATACTCTTCTTCTAACTCTTTTTTAAAGTCTTCAGTCTCTTTGTTTACTTCGTGAAACTTACCTAATACTGAGGTTTTCTGGGCTTCTAAAAATCCTACTTCGTTTAACAACTTGTTTAAGTCTTTTTGAAAGCCTTGGATTTTTTCTAATTGGTCTTTTTTAATTTCCATTTTTAATTTAATTTAATTATTTGCCTATTGATTTAAATTTCTCTGCACCACGTGAACCGAAATAGGCAACATAAACGGTTATAAGTAGTGATTTTAAAAGGTCTATCCAACCGGTATCTATACCAAATGATATATCAAACCCGTCTAATAGAATAAAAATTACAAGTGATATTGTTAAGAATATCAATGTCATTGGCCTAGTGTTTTTTGAGAGCCATGAATCCGATTTCATATCGCTTTCCCAGCGTTTAGATACCTCTTGTAATTCTATAGTGTCTTGCTCTAGTAATTTAAGAGCTGTTTCTTTGTCTTGTGGTGGTAAGTCTGGATCTTTGTCTATAAGATTTTTAACCATACCTAGCGCGCCTTGATCAGGCAGTATATCTCCTATCACATTTATAATACCTGATTTACCTAGTAGAAATTTTCCTACCTTAGTATCTTTAAATTTCTTTTTTGGTTGTGACATATTATCCTGCTTTGTATGCGGGTATTTCCCACGGTAAATTTTTATTAGCTTCGTTAAAACTAGATCTAGGATACTTTTTTCCCTTCCAGTAAACGTTACTTTCATCATAATCTAAATCACCAGAAGCCATTTGTTCTATGTGAACGTTCTCATGATTAATAGTATCTTGAATTTGTTTTGGATCTTTTAAATCTTTGTTAATTAAAATATTGCCTCTTTTATCAGCTCTACCCATTACGTTTTGTTCCATAGGTACATTAACTATAGGTGTTGCATGTTTTTTGAAAGGTGATGTAAGTTTAAAAGACATATTATAATAAAAGCCGTAGGGCGTTAACCCTACGACATATTATTAATTGTTGTTATGAGAATGCTACTGCTGAAACAGTTATTCCTGATGGAAGCTTAACTTTAGCTTTAATACCACCTGGGTTAGCTGTCAATGCATAGATAACTGCATCTCTCACAGAAGGAATAGTTCCTGTTGATCCGTGAGTAATAGTTGCTAAGTCTCCTGCAGTACCACCTTTTAAGTAGATAACAGTTTCTGTTGCTGAATTAGCTACAACTCCTGTTGCTTCTCCACTTACTAGAATGTCTCCACCAGCAAGCCCTGCTCCTGATGAATAAATTGAGATAAATTTTGCCATAATTTTGATTTTTGTTTGTTGTTAATGATTGTTGATTGTTGTTGATTATTTTTTACCTTTTTTCTTTATATCGTCAAAATGAATATCTTTTTTTAATCTTGATATTTCACTTCTGTCGTAAGCCATTTTATGATCCTGAGATTCTTTATGTGGACCTTTTTTATCTCCGTATTTTCCTGGAGCAGCTTCGATTTTATCTTTTAATTCTTGTGGTAATTTATTTTGATTACCTACTAATTCTTTTTCAGGTCCTTTATGACCGTACTTACTAGCGCCACACTTGTATTTAGGTGTTGACATAAACTTTCCTTTTGAATGACCTCCAGAAATCATTTTAGCTGATCCCATAGAGTCATTTTCCATTTTAGTTTCTTTACCAGATAAAACGTCATCTTGTGATTGACTTATTTTACCCATACCTTTTTCTATTTTAACACCGCCTCCATGAGCTTTACCACCCATTTTTGGTCCTAAAGACGAAAGACCATTTACTGTTTTACCACCGTATCCCATAATAATAATTTTTAAATTGTTTTTTTTTATTTATTTTTAACTTAATGCTACTAAATTTGAAATACCACCTTCAGTATCTGTAGCGTATACCTGAACAACACTAACTGGTAATACAAAACCTTGAGCAGGTTTTACAAACTCTATTACTTCATTATTTATTGTGTGTACTTTTATTTTAGCTTCTGAATCGTAGCTATAAGTAAGAGTTGAATTAGCGGCTATACTTTGTGCAGATGCTAAGACGTAGTTACTACTATTAGTAACTGATGCTATTAAAACACCAGCCGCAGGCAACGTACCGCCTGTTACTCTCATACCAGCTTTCACCTGTGCATTTGGCGACGCTAAACCTACGTTAGTAGAGTTTGAGACAATACTGTTATCACCAGTTGTTGTAACTGGTAAAGCGCTTGGTGAATTACCTATATATATATTATATTCTTTCCATGCTCCTTGTGGAGTTGTTGATTTTGTTCTACCATCTAACAATAATGTATCACTTGGTGTTACAGCTATTCCAGACTTGTAAGAGTCAGTGTAATAATTTCTAATCATAATGTTTTATTTTTTTTTTTATTTAACATTTCCATCTACGTCTAGCAGCTTTTCCTCTTTCACCAGTCCAACCTTTTGATCTAGCACAAAACGATTTTCTTCTTTTAGCAGCTTTACTTCCAGGTTTAACATCACCTGTAACTGCTGTTTTTAGTTTGCTACCAGGGTTTTGTTTTTTATATTCTTTAACACCCTTAGCTGTCATACCTGCACCTTCTTTAGTGCTTCTAAAATTTCTTCCTTTACCTTTAGTAGTTTTTCTAACTTTAGCGAAAGGAGAATTAGGTTGAGTATAAGCCATTATATTATTTTGTATTTAGTTTTACCATTTTCTTTATATGCTTGCAAACATCTTCTTCTGTTAATATCCTCAGATACGTAACTTACATGTACCCAGTCTGGGTTATCTTCTGTTCCAAACTCCCAAATAATCTGATCATAATCTAAGTTATTCTTAATATAATCATACATCTCTGCATTTGTTTTATAACCGTAGTTATCGTCTATGTCAATTGCACAGCCAATACAATGTTGTGAGGTTGTGCTTCCTCCAATAGCAGAATTTAATTTGGGTGAGCGATAGAAACTATTAATAGCTATTGGACCACCTACCCATTTACGTAGAGGTTCAAACACTTCTTCTGCAATAGTTTTCATGTTTATTAAATCTAATTCTCTAGGTATATTATCAATATTTAACCTAGTAGCTGTGTGAGATTTAATACCTTCTTTAAGAGATATGTGTTCACTTATTCTATCACTCATTTTAGTGAGTTTTTACTTTGCCAACGAGCTTATTGGTCCTGCTTTATAAGGCACGTCTGCTTTCATAACTTGAATACAGCTATCGCCACATCTTGAGTTACCTTGCACTAGTGTTCTACCTTCTTTAGGTAAACCTGATACCCATATCGCATTTTGCCCGTATTGTCCTGGTTGTTTTGCCATAATATTTATGTAAGATTGTTATTGTATTGATCAAACTCTTCTCTAGGAGTAAAGTCTGGAGTTGCTAAAGGTGGAAAAGCTCCAGCTGTTTCAACTGAAGGGTTTTCTATAATTGACTTACCTGATCTATCTAGTTTATTGTCAAACTTAATACTCATAGACTCTTGATCCTTTGGTGGAATAAAATTGTTTTTTATTTCAAAAGGATTATCTATAGATTCGTCAATTTTTTTATTAATATCTTCCACTATTTTTGAGATTGTAGTTTAGCTATAAGCTCTTGTAGTTTAGCAATTTTTTTATCAACCGCTGAAACTGGTTTTTGCACTTCTACTTTTTTTTCTTTTTTTCCCATGATTATCTGTTTTTATCTTTGTTAACATTGTTTATAGACGTAATCATAACTTTGTCTATATAGGTTTTACCCTTCATTATTTTATTTCTTGCGGTAGAGGTTGGTATATCCTCAGTACCAAGCATGATACGGTACATTCGACTTATTAGTTGTTTACACTTAAAGGAAACTTTATAGATATTATACTTTTGGGTTGTGCGGTTATGTTTTCTCCATACCAGTATCCAACCTTCTTTAAGTAATCTGTTCCAGCGTCTGTTGTCCCAACTATAAGAATATGTACCGATTTTAAAATCTTCTCTAGTGAAAAGATCCATGCAATCGAAGTATATAAGTAATTCTAAATCTGCATCGTTTAAATCATTATTTTTACAAGCCCATTTTCTAATGATCCTGTAATGTTTTAAAAGATTTAGATTTCTAATGTCACTAGCTTCTAATCTCACAGCACAACTACTACATTGGCCATGTTAACAACTTGATATATCTCTTTATTAATTTCTATTTGATGGCAGTTATTTTTATCAAAATAAATAACATCATTTTCATTAATTCCAATAACATTGCTTCCAGCTGATAATACAGTGCCTTCAGCATATCTTATATCCTCTCGTTGTTTTTCTGCTAAGAAAAGACCTCCCTTTGTTTCAGAGACGCCTTGCTTAGTCATATTAACTATTAAATTATTCCCTATTGCCTTCATTAATTCTAAGATTATTGATTACACAATTGGTTGATAAAATAGTTGATGCTACAGATGCTGCATTTTTTAATGCACTTTTTGTGACAAGTAAAGGATCAATAATCCCTGACTCAATCATATTAACCATATTTCCTGTAACTACATCTAAGCCTTTTCCTTCTGTTAAAGATGTTTTGTAGTTAACTATACCTGCATTGCTTAAAATAGTCTTAAAAGGCGCCTTAATAGCTCTTAAGAGTATGTTTTCATAAGCATTAGAAGTTTTGACTTGTTGTGCAGCATTTAACAACGCTATACCACCTCCTGGAACAATACCTTCTTTTATAGCAGCTTTAGTTGCACATATTGCATCTTCAACTCTATCTTTCTTTTCTTTTAATTCAACTTCTGAATTAGCCCCTACTTTTACTACGGCAACTTTACCTGATAACCTAGCTAAACTTTTTTCAGTGTTAACCACTATGCCAGGATGCTTTGCTGTTTTAAGTTTGGCTTTTAAATCTTTTATTATATCTTTAACTTCATCACATACTTCACCAACATGCAGTATAGTTTCCATTTGGCTTGTTACACTTTTTTGTATTTCACCTAAATGTTCTGGCCCTATTAAATCAATGTCATCACCTAGATCTTCATTTATAACAGTGGCTCCAGTAAGTAAAGCTAAATCTTCTAATGTTTCTTTTTTATTAACTCCATAAACAGGTGCGTCAATTAAGTTAACTT